GTACAAATCAAAGACGTTGTCATAGCGGTCAGCCGAGAGGCCGGCATCCCCACCGAAGCACTGCTGGGACACGGCCGGCAGCAACCCCTCGCCCGTTGGCGTCACCTGGCATTCCTGTTGGCGCATGAGCTGACCCACCAGCCGCTGATGCAAATCGGCCGGGCCATGAACCGTGATCACAGCACAGTCTGGAATGGCTGTAACCGAGCGAACGAACGCATGCAGGACGACGCCGAGCTGCGCCGCGCCTACGACAAGCTGAAGGCCAGCCTCGTTGGCTGAACCATTTCGCCATGTTGATCTGTGTTCCGGCATTGGCGGCTTTGCCTACGCTTTCCAGACCGTTGGATTGTCCAAGCCGGTGCTGTTCTGTGACATCGAGGCATGGAGCCGTCAGGTGCTGGCCAAGCATTGGCCCGACGTGCCGATAGCAGAAGACGTGAAGGAGTTAGCGAGTGACCCAGCAAGACTTGTTCCAGACTGCGACATCCTATCCTGCGGCTATCCTTGCCAGCCATTTAGTCAGGCCGGGATCCGACGAGGCGAGGAAGATGACCGCCATATCTGGCCGGAAATATTTACCATTATTGAAGCAAAAAGGCCGCGTTGGGTTGTTTGCGAAAATGTGGCTGGACACCTCAGTCTGGGCCTCAACACGGTGCTATCTGACTTGGCAGATAAAGCCGGTTACGAAGTCCAGACATTTTGCCTTGGTGCTGTGGCCCTCGATGCCCCGCACCGCCGTCAAAGAATCTGGATCATTGCTGCACACGCCGACAGCAACGGCGAACCAAATGACACCATCAATGCGAAATCGGGATGCTGGGAGTTGGGCCAACCCACGTCAGATGATGCCGACGCCAACAGCCAGCGATCATATAGAGCGGAACAGCACCAGCAGCGAGGCGGTGAATCCGTTGACAGGCAAGAGCGTGAGCTTGGATCGGTTCGTCAAGTTCTGGCCGGACGAAAAGACCCAGCAGAGCGGTCAGCCTCGGATGTGGCCGACGCCGACAGCGAACGAGGATGCGGCGGGGACGCCCGACGGCAAGATGCAAGCGATGCTGGGCAACCATCCGGATGTCAGAGGCACGACGCCGGAAGAGTGGGCGCAGGGGTCACTCAACCCAGCGTGGGTGGAACATTACCTAATGGGCTATCCGCGTGGATGGACGAACCTAGAGACATCCCAAGAGTAGCAACCGGCGTCAAGCAAAGGGCAGCACGTCTCAAGGGGTTGGGTAATGCCATCGTGCCAGCCATCGCTATGCAGATCGGCCTGACAATCAAGGCGGTCGAACATGGCTAGAGGCTTCAGCAGCATTCCCGACAGGAAGATACGCATCTCAACAGAGCCAGGCGAATGGCGCGAGGTACTGGAATGCGAAAACTGCGATGCCCAAGGCGAATGCGAGGTCGAGGTGGCCGTGCCGGACTACATCCGAGGCGGTTACCTGACGACAACAATGGGTGAATGCCCAGTGTGCGAAGGCCGGGGCTATGTCGAGCTGCCGGAAGAGATCGATGCAGAAGTCTAAGCTGACGCCAGACCCAGTGCGGGACGCACCCGAGGGACGCGGTGACGGACAGTCACCCGGTGCCGGAGCCTGGATACCCGGCAGAGCTACCAGGGACACCACCTTCACACGCTTCCCGATGGCAATGGTAATCCTGTGCTACGCCTGCGCCCACGCATCGGCATACACCGGCACCTTCTGGGTGAACCAGAGAACCATAGCCCGTGACCTGAAGATGTCACAGCAAGCCGTGTCCAGACACTTTAGAAAGCTGGTCGAGCTGGGATACCTGGAGAAGGTCCGCAACGAAAACAGCAAGCGACCCTACGGAAAGAAGGGAGCAGTCTGGCGCGTCATCTATGACCCGACGCAATCCCTCAAAGACGTGGAAGCTGCCGCAGCAAGGTTGCATAAGACCGAAGAAGAAGAACAAGCCACCGCCGCAAGCACCATCGAAGAGGCAGCAAAAGGGGCCAAAGGACAGCAGTCAAAGCAGCAACAGAAGGATGTAAATGCCCTCATCAAGCGCACCGCCAGCGCACTCAAAGACACCAGTCGTACAACACCCAGGTTGTCGCAAGAGGAAAGTAAATACAACCCCCAGGTTGTACGAGAATACAACACGCAGGTTGTACTCAACGAACATCAGAACAATAGATGTAAAGAGATAAAAGAAAGTGAATGTAGGAAGCTCTGCATGACCTACACACACGCGGTCGCGGAGCGATGGGGCAGCCGGTTCAGGCATGATCTGAAGCAGGAGAAGCTAGCCGCACAGCTCCTGGCAATGGGCTACACCGTCGATAGCTTTAAGGCAGACAGTGAGCGCATGCTGGACTGGATGGTACGCCACAACAAGCAGCCACCCACGTCCTTGCAATACTTCATAGCTAGAAAACAGAGCCGGGAGACAGCATGATGTACAAGCACCAGACGTTCGGCTGGTCATTGGTCACGCTGTCAGGCAAGCGGACCGGGCGTGGCGCAAAAAAGGCACCCATGCCCCTCCCCCGGTCCGTGCGTATACATGGGGGTCACACAAAAATATTTCCAGCTTTTTCATGAAAGGAAGCAGCAATGAAGCGAATGAACCTAGTGCAGGCCAAGGACATACCAGGTCGGGACAAGCCTATTTGGCTGCGGATCGGCTCGGTGTTTTTAGAGGCTGACGAGATAAAGGGCGTGAAGCTAGACGTTTTGCCTTTGCCTGATGAGAAGGGTGAGGTCTGGCTTCGGGCTTTCGAGGATGATGGTGGTAATCAGCCGGCTCCGCAGAATGAGCCGGAGGTTGATCCCTTCGGCAATGTTGTGAGCCAATGAGTAGGCGCAGGGTTCCGCATCCCCCGCCGGTGATGGGTGAGATCAGGAAGCGGTTGCGGGGGTCATCGATCATCTATGACAACCGTGATGCGCTGGCTGAAGAGATGCTGCGTCTGGCGGGTTCCAAGATTACGGACGTGGTGGACATTGAGGGCGGCACGGTTCGTCTGAAGGACATTGATGACATCCCGGATCATGCGTTATCGGCGATCAGGAAGATCAAGATCACGCCGACGAGGAACGGTGATCAGGTAGAGGTGGAGCTGATCGACAAGGTCCGGGTGTTGCAGATGCTGGCGAAGAGTGCCGGCTTGCTGGACCAGGAGAAGGAAGTCGACAAGCCGAGTGTCGTGGCGATTGAAATGGTTATGCCAGGAGAGAAGGATGGAACAACCAAAGGGTCTTAAACTGGACTTCAGCTCGGCCCCGACGGTGGCCAGCTTTTTTGGTAGCGATGCGTTCGTCCGGGGTCTGATGGGGCCAGTGGGCAGCGGCAAGAGCTATGCCTGCTGTGCGGAGATATTCAGGAGGGCTGTACAGCAGCGTCCCTCGCCGCGTGACGGGATCAAGTATAGCCGCTTTGCGATTGTCAGGAACACGCACCCGATGCTGCGGACGACGACCTTGAAGACGTGGCTGGAGCTGTTACCGGAGAATATGTGGGGGT